GGTTGCCACCATGGGCAAGGTCAAAAGAGCAATGGCTTGTTGAGACATGCCGAATCCTTCTCAATGTGTGTGGTGTGGTTTCCTGCCGCTGATCAGCGGGCGACGGCGCGAACGGCGTCCAGGTAGGAGGTGCCCGGCTTGCTGGCCTGGTAAGCCAGGGCCTTGCCGTGCAGAGCCAGGCGCTCAGGGTTCACCTCGGCACCCTGGGGCGCGTTGAAGCTCACCACCTCGGTGCTGCCAGGGTCACTGTCGTGGCCAGCGTTACCTTGCGAGCTGCCCAACTTCACGACGGCGGGGCGAGCGGCCATGAACTCAGCAAAGAACTGGGCGGGCGTCTTGCTCACCTTGCCATCGCCCTTGCTGAACGAGAACTCCGTGGTCAAGGCTTCCAGGCCGGTCATGAACTCCGCCAGGCCAGCTTCTTCAGCAGGCAGCACCTTGCCCGCAGCCTTCCAGCCATTGATCTGCGTGGCCACACGCTCTTGCACCCGCTCGGCACGCAACTCGGCCACCTCTTTGCCCTGCGCAGAGAACTGCGCTTCCGCATCGGCCTTGGCCTTAGCGACAGCGGCAGCAGCCTTGTCGATCTCTTCCTGCCGAGCCTTGGCCACAGCACGGTCAATGTCTTCTTGAGTCAGCGCCATCACGGCTCCTTTGTCATGTTCACAAGAGAACTCCAGCGCATCAATCTCGCTGGCCCCAAACGAGACAGGCTTGAGCCCATCAATGGCTGGGGGAACCGCCCCCAACCAACCCACATGGCGAACCCGCCAGCCGTGCGCCGGGTCACGGATGACCGACACAGAGCGGTTTCGGTACGCACCATCGCGCACCGACTTCTCAAACTGGGGGTTCACGTCATCGAACTTGGCCAGCAGCACGTCCCCCTCACGCTTGAACGACGCCCAGCCATAGGCCGGGTCGTTGTCCTTGGGGTGCCCCAACACAGCAGGCGCCTTGCCCAGCACCACGTTGGCGACCATCTGATCCAGGTCAGCCGTGGTGAATGCCTGAGCTCGGCCCTTGCTGTCGGTGTGGCTCCCAGCACGAAACACTTCGATGAAGTCATCAAAGCCTTTGAAGTCGTGGGTGGGGAGTGATGCTGCGGGCTTCGTCATGACCATGACTGTGCCGAGCGGGGCCGCTTTTGGCGTGGTGAAGTGGTTCACCAATGGCCCAATGAGAAAAGGCCCCGTAGGGCCTTTGGAAGGTGCTGTCTATGCCGTGATAGCCGCTGGGGGGCTTGAGGCGTTTTTAAACGGGTTTTGGCCCCGATTAAACATGATCGGGTGGCAATGGCTTGCTCGCCCTCGCCATTCCGAAGGGGTCATGGGCCGTTGGCCCCTGATTTTGCGTCTGATCCTGACCTTCATCCACGATCACCTCACCCTCGGCGCTGAACATGCCCAACTGCATCAGTTCGCGCTCTTCATCCGCCAGGATCTCGATCACCCAACGGCGGCTGTAGTGCGTCTTGATGGCAATTTCCGAATGGGTCATCCCCAGCGCACGCAGTTCACGCACACGCTGGTGCCGCACCTGCTGCATCACCGAGTCGTTCTTCGGCATCTGCAGCGTCTCGCCTGCAAAGGCCTCCACCAGGTCCGCAAACATGCGAGGGCCCAACAGCTCGGCCAACGGGTGGCTCAGCTGTGCGCGCTTGGGCACCACCAACTGCGCACCACCACGCAACTCGACCAGGCGCAAGGCTGCGTCCTGGCCAAGCGCCCGGATCAGCTCCCGCAGCAGCTCGGGCAGCAAGTGGATGTTGAGGTGCAGCATCAGCGAACGTCTGCCCCGACACGCTCAGCCCACTGCTTGAGCATCTCGATCAACCGAACCATCTGCCAGGATGTGGCAAAGCGAAGCGCCGTCAGGCTGGGCATGCGCTTCTTGGCCCATGACTCAATGGCCTGGTCAAGTGCCTCGACGGTGTCACGCGGGCCCACGGCCTTGACAGCGACCATGGCCTTCCACAGTGCCCGCAGCTTGGCCATCTGGTCTTCACGGGCACCCATGGTGGCCTTGGGTTCGCCCTTGGACTTGACGACGAAGCCTGCGGCCTTCATGTGCTTGATGACCTGGTCGGCCTCCTGCGCCGTCAGCGCAGAGCTGCTGGTCTTGCCATTGGCAAGCCTGGCCAGCAAGGCGCGGTAGGTATCGTCATCCAGCCCGAGCTGGGCCCGGCCCATCTGGATCAGCTTGATGCGCATGCGGCCATTGGCGTCATGCACTTGTTTGGTGGGGGCTGCGCTCATCATCACCTCGGCAAGTGGCCACCAGGCAGCGTGATCCACAGGGTCACGCACGGCAGCAGGTTGATACACCAGCGGCGGTCGAAGGTGCTGTAGTGGGCACCGATCCATAAGCTGGCCAGGCGCACCAACAAGCCGCAGCGCAGGCTGTTGACGCAGCCTTGACGCTCAGCCAAGGCAGCTTTGACGTTGATCATTTGACCCCTCCGAACTTCACGCCTGCTGGTGCGCACGTCTTGAGCCACCCTGTGTGAGCAATCAGGGCATCCATCGCGGTGCTTTGGTCTTTAGCCTCCCGCACCCCTGGTACGGAAAAGAACTGTGAGTCCTTACTGAGGCGCGATGTGACTTCCATGAACTGTGTCACCACTGCACGTGGTCCACGGCAAACGCTGACAGCACCTTCAGGCACCTCGTGCAGCACTTGGATCAAGCCAGATGCCCAGGCCACTGCGTGGAAGTCCGGGATGCCCAGGCCCACTGGCATCGTCGCCCAATACGTCACAGCGATCATGTCGTCACCGTCAACGCTGTACCAGGTCTGGGCAGCATCATCCCAATAGCCCAGCCAAACAGGCTCCGACGCATAGGGTGCGACCACCAACACCGTGGTGTCCGAATCAGGCTTGGCGTCTGAGTTAGCTATCCACTGAATCTCTTCTTTCATAACAGCCACCGTTGTTGAGAATGAAAAAGCCCCCGAGGTAACCGGGTCACCCCGGGGGAAAGACCAGGCGCATGCCTGATCAAGGAGAAACGCTCAAGCCTCGGTCTTCGCTTCGAACGGCGTGATGACAAAGTCCTCCTGCCCAGTCACCAGGGCAATGCCAGCCACACCACGCACGTCGTCGGGCTCATTGAGGATGGCTTCCTTGTTGACCTCTTCCTTCGTGCGGATGAAGCGGCCCAGCCCCAGGCGCTTGAGGGTGTCAATCACAGCGTCCGCCCCTCGCACGCTCACGCTTGGTGGGCGCTGGCGCCACTGCACATCACCCGTCACGAAGCCCGCCGTCTTGGTCTTGCCGCCGTTGGTCAAGGTGTCGCGGTTGGCCTCGCAGTAGCCCTGCACGCCCTGCTGCAGCAGGTCAATGCGGCCCTTCAAGGCCTCCAGTTCAGGCTGGTGTTTTGCTGTCACAGCCGCGACCTGGTCGTTCATGTCTGCTGCCACGCGCAGGTACTCACGTTGCAGATCACCCAGCTTGCGAATGTCCGCAGCACAGTCGTCCATCGTTTGGGGCACATAAGCCGCAGCCTTCGTCTTCAGTTTGGTTGCCATCAGGCTCTCCTAAAAATCACGTTGTTGGGTTCGGTGGCAGGCCTCGTTCAATCAAGGCCTGGTTCATTTCCTCCGGGGTCAGGGCTCGCTGCAGGCCCGGCTTACCGCGTGGCATCTGCATGCCAAATCGCAGCAGCTCAACCTGCTGCAACAGCTTGGCTTTGAGGTGCTCGGGGGGGCCTGTGCTGCGCGGCGCCTCAAGCTGCAAGGGCTCGGGCACCTTGGGCATGCATGCCAGCACCTGGGAAGGGCTGGGCCACAGGTCGATCTCGCCCGCCACGATCAGGAAGGCTTCGGTGATGCGGTGGGCATCACGCTCTTTCTTCCAGCCAATGGGCCTGCGCATGAACACACCAATCCACACCTTCGCCACGGCTTCCACCGTGTCTGCAGCAGGCGAGTTGCGCAGGCGCAGTGTCAGCAGCACTTGCAGGCCTTCAATGACAGCCACATGCAACCAGCTAGGCCCCATGTCAGCCACCTCGCTTGAGCTGCTCCAGGCGCGCAATGGCCTGGGCCGTGGCTGAGGCTGGCTTGGTGGCTTGGCCTTGATGGGTGCCTGGTGCTGCATGCAGCACCGAGCCCTGAGCCAGGGCTCTCGCCGACTCGGCCACCACGATCTCAAACAGATAGCCGTGGGATTTCAGCGGGGTGCGCAGCGCCCCTGAATCTCGGGCTGCGAGCGTCTTCTCCAAGGCCTGAGCCCACACCTGGTGAGGCGCGTCCACCACCTGACCATCGCGCTCCAGGCGCTGGCCCTTGATGAAGGGAAGCAGCTCACCCAGCAGGGTGGCCACACGCGGCCAGGTCAGCTTGTTCTTGGCTGGGCGGAACAACGCCAGGTAGCGAATGAGCAGCGCACCAATGGGGCTGATCTCCAGCGCCGCTTGCAAGGCCTGAGCCGCTGAGCTGTCGTCAATGACCGCGTCCAGGCTCATCTGGGCACCGCATGAAGGGCAACGAATGTTCACGCTGCAGCCTCCACAGGGCCAATGCCAAGACGCAGCCCCAGCTTCGTCGCAGCATCTGGGTTGGCGTCGATCCATTCAGCCGTGGGCACCCAGATCGCACACCAGCCTGTTGGCGACACCGCAAAGCCACCGTAGGTGCACTGGCGCATTCCGATCAGGCCATACTTCACCGTCGGCTGTGCGCTCGACGCCCAGCAGTTGCTGCACTGCGGCCGTTCAGCGCAGCTCAGGTAGCCCTGAGCCTTGGCTTGGGTGCGCTCGCTCATGCACCGCTCCTGGTGCAGTTCGTTCTTGCGACATACCGCTGGTAAATCGCTCGCGATGCAATGGCGGCTTGGTGGTCACCGATCACCTGGTTGATGTCGCTGCGCAGGCTCTCCATCATCCGTTCGTGCAGCGCCTCTTCCCGGTCAACCAGGTTGTGCAGGCTGGCCAGCTTGCGCTCCAGGCGGGCAATGCGCACCACTTGCCCCAGGGCCACCGGGCCACCAGCGCGGAACACGGCCCAGCAGTGGGCGATCAGGGTCATGGTTTGGTTCAGCCAGCTCATCGCTTGCCCCCCTTGCCCAGAGACAGCACGCGCTCGGCCACCTGGTCAACCAACTCGGGCGACAAGGCCACACGGCCCTTGCCAAAGTCACGGATGGCAGGCACCAAGGCCTCCATCAGCACGCGGGCCGAGCCTGTGCCATACGACCACAGCGCATTCAGCACATCGTCGCCCACCTCACCCATGTCGGCCAGCGCAGCACGGGCCATGTCGTCGGCGTCGTCACGCGTGATCGCCTGGATGGTCTTGGGCCACATCACCACGCGGGAGCGGATCTGATCGAACTGCCCAAAGCGGTGGTTCAGCAAGTCATGCAGCTTCTCGGTGCCCGCCAGCAAGATACCGATGCCCGCCATGTCGCGGATGCGGCGCAGATAGTGCAGCGCCGGGGCGCTCATGTTCTCGGCCTCGTCCACGATGATCAAGTAGCCCGTGCCCTCGGTCACCCGCACCACCTCTTCGAACTTGTTCTCCAGCCCCGTGGGAATGGATGACCCCAAAGCCTTCAGCAGCTTGTTGAGCATCACACCCTGCGTCATGTTCGGGCTGCTCTCCAGCAGGATGGTTTGCGGCTTGGCTGCGCGGTATTCCTTGAGCGTGCGGGTCTTGCCCACGCCCACGCGGCCTGTCACCACACCAAAGGTGGCGTGCTTGCGCGTCCGGTCGGCCACCACATTGATCAGCTTGTGTACCGCGCCCTTCACGTAGCCGGGCGCACCGCCTGCGGCCCGTTCCTCGTCCAGGGCAATCGCGGCCTCGATGTCCGTCAACTGGACCGTGGGTGGCGATGGGTACTTGCCATTCAGGATCTGGCTGATGGTGGCGCTGGGAATGCGCGTCTTGGCCGTCAACCAGGAGCGCGGCTTTTCATGCTCGGTCAACCAGGCCTTGATCTTCTCGACCTTGGCCAGATCGTCAGGCGTGTAGTGGGGCAGTGCGGTGCTCATTCATCTCTCCAAGTCAGGATGTCGATCTCAACGCCAGGCTTCTTGGCCTGGTCGGGAAGGGGGATGGCTTTGGGTTGCGCAGGCTCGGCCAGCAGAGGCACTGCCTCCAGCAGCTCCAGGCCCGCGACCTGGTCAGCCAGCGTGAGCACTGGCTGTGCCCGCAAGCGCACCTCATGGGCCTTGTTCTCCAGGCGCTGAAGCGCCGCTTGTTCACTCTTCAGGCGCTGCTCATCCATGCGGCTGGTCGGCACCACACTGATCGTGCTCGTCAGGCTTGCCTCGCAGATCAGGCGGCCCTTCTCATCGCGCACCCACACAACCTTGTCGTTGTGCAGGTCGTACTCAATTGGCAGCGTCATGCCGTCGTACGCAATCAGGGCCTCATGGAAGTACGTGCGCTTGTCCAGCGTCACGCACTGCCTGCGCACCATCCTGGCCGCGCTAGGCCGCATCACAGCGTCGTGATCCATGTGAACCGGTAGCGGATTCAACCCTGCCCACACCTGCGCTGGCGTCTGCCCCTCAAGGGCATCCATGGGCGTGTTGTGGTACTGGTCTATCCACTTGGAAAAGCTGTCCACATACGCCTCAAACGAGGGCAGCGTGCGCTTGCCCTGCTTGACCTCGGTGTGCAGGCGCCGGTTGGTCTCTTTGGCCATGTCATCGCCGCAATAAAACATGCCGTCGGCAAAGAACTTGTCGTGCTTGTTCCTGACGGTCAGGAAGAAGCGCTCAATCCAGCCCTTGCCATGCGGGTTCCCTGGAATGGCCACGGTGATGCCGATTGAGAACTTTTTGAACCAGCCCGTCTCGTCATCGCTCAGCATCTTTGCCCTGTAGCCAGCGCCGTGGTCCAGGTACAGCATCGTTGGCACATGCTGGTGCTTGACCAAGGCGTGGCTCAGCGCAAACAACGTTGACTCTTTGGTCTCGCTCTCACTGAACCACCAGCCCACTACATACCGGCTTCTCAAATCAATGAACACCGTCAGCTCGGGCCTGAACAGCCCCGTGCCGTTGTTGGGGTGGGCCACATAGCAGTCAACCGTGTGGCCGTCGCCTGCGTACATGAAGCCAACGGCCATGTCCTTGGTTTCGCGAGCCTGAAAGCTCATGTGAGTGAGCCCGTACAGATGCTTGCCCACGCGGTTGATGCTGTCCTTGCCACCCAAATGCTTGGGCAGTGTTTTCAGATAACGTCGCACCTGGTGGCCCTGCACATCGGTCCACCCCTCGCTACGCAGCCGCCACACAAGGTCTTCGTAACCAGGCTTTGCTGGCTTGTCCCAAAGGTACAGGCACCGAACCTCCCAACCTCGGTCCTGCCGAACACGGCCCGTGTGCTTGGGCAGCAGTGCGTTCTTTCCCCCCTTGCGGGCGTCCAAGATCCAGCGCTTCAAGGTGGGCACTGACAGCTTGCCGCCCAAAGCCGTGGCCGCAAATGTTGCGCGAACGGGTGCTGTGCCCGCCAGCAGCTTTGACAGCAGGTTCTCCGCCATCGTCTGCGCGCCAATGCTTCGAGGCTCCAGGCAATCTTGGATCAAGGCCATCCGCAACTCAGCAGCCTTGCGTTGGCTGATTTTGGCTGCCTGCCAGGGGTCTTGCACCATGTTGGCGGGCAAGTCCCTGAGTGCCACACCATCAGCAGCCGCAAGCTTCAGTGATCTACCCATTGCTCAGGCTCCTTAGACGTTCTTGCGCAGGCGGCCCACGCCACCGCGTTCGTTCTTTGCCTTGTTGCTGCGCTTTTGTGCTTCGTCGGCATGCGCGGTCAACAAGGCTTTGAAGTGCTGTTGAACCGCGATCACTTCCTCCGGCTGGAAGAAGGCCAGATCGGCGGCATCGGGCAGCCCATCGGCCTCGCT